CAGGCTGTGGACATCACATGGAAAAATTTATTTCTCAGTGTGTGAAATGCTTGTGGTTTTCTTGGGCTGATGATGAAGAGGACTCAACAGTTGACCCTAAATATCAATGCCCAACATGTCATGATGATTGGAGAATAGTAAGCTTGGCATGCAGTCATTGTGGTCATCACCGTCTGCCGGATTGTCCTGAAAATTGTAGTTGGGGTGATTTCTCCGTTGAGAATGTTAATCCCGCTGATCTTTTCAATGAGAAACAAACTGACGCTACTGATAAACCCAACAAGCCAATTATCAATTTTTTCGCAGAAGAAGATCATCAACACGAAGAAAATAAGCCAACAAGCCAGCATTACATCGGTCTGCCTCAGTTTGGTGATTTTGTGGTGTCAAATGAAGAATCATCAGATAAAGTGGATCAACCACCCACTCCTAAAGATGAAATCCCAGAAGTGAAGGATGTTGATGTCTTTGAAGAATTGTACGGGAAAATTCTCAAATTGGATGATTCTAATTGTTGTCTTGAGCCGGAAATCATAGATTTCAATACATTTAATCAGATAAATAGATCTATCATGCAGTTCAACAAGACGCAGCCTGAATTAGATTGCTTATTTAATTGTCTGAATAACTGCAATAAATATCTTGAATTGATGGACAACTGCACAGATTTGAGTGAAGATATGGTCAACTTTGTTAAGATGTACACACACTTTAGGCATGACGTATTTGCATATATATTTCAGAGAAATGCACAAAGAGTTCACACAGATTTTGGAACCGATACTCAAATTCCATTCATTCCATATAAGAAAACTCCGGATTATGTCTTTTTGAATGAAGAATTGAAAACAATTTTGATAGTTGAATACACTGTTGTTTTCAATAAACTAACAGCCAATTTCTTAAAAGGGATAAATAATGAGACTTCTAAATACAAAGCTGAAATAACAATTTTGGAGAATTTGGGGTACAAAGTCACATATCATCCAATTTATTTCGCATTGTCATCCAACCTGAACGAAAATATTACTGTGTGGGAAAATATGGGTTATTCCATTGTCGACACTGGTAACATTGAACGGTATTCTGAATTTCTAAAACCCGAATACAATTACCTATTAGCGCTGGGTTTTTTGAAAAATGAAAAAAGGACATGGAAAGAATCTGAAGATTTCTTAAACAGTCTTGAATATGTAGATGAAGATTGGGGTTTCAAGTTAGTAAAGGCAAACAAAGTGCAGCTTTGGAAGATAATCAATGTTGTTCAAAATTATGTCTTTGTACCAGGAGTTGATTATATTCTCAAGAGAAGTAAAAATAACCATTTTTATATCTCTAAAGGTAGACCTAGGGCAAAAAATGTTATAAATTACAATGAGTTCATCGATTTGGTTGATGATGAATTTGCTATTTATAGACGATTCAGCAAGTTATGTCAAGGCAGAGATGAAATTATGCTCCGAAGTAAGAAGGTCATCAACAATGTGGAAAGCTCAATTCCCAATCACAGCAAACCCATTTCAATAGACAAAGACACATCCGCATTTGTTGCAAAGAACAATAAAAACCTAAATCTTTACACAGAAAAAGAAAGCAAAGAAGTTGACAATATCTTATTGAGTAATGACATGCATGATCTCAATAAAGACCTCACTGAAGAGCAAATAAGCAATGCCATGGTCAAATTTAACAATGTCTGCAATGTGTGGTGTCAGGAAACAAGTGATGGCTTGGTTACGAACAATCCTAGAAGGTCATTTGTTGCTTTAATTGATACTAATATGACAATAGATATAAATTACAAAGATGGCATTAAATTCACCGCCTTGGCATTGGAAGACATAAAAAGTTACTGTGCAAAAGTAATACTGTCAAGACGTGATGAGATACAAAGAGTAGATCATCATGAAATACAGGATAGGGATGATAAATCCCTTGAAGATTATAAGTATTCTCAAAGCAGACTTTCAATTTTCCTCAGAGAAGTGACAAAAGATAACAAGGAGATGAATAATTGGAAGACAAGTAGAATTATGAGGTACCTAAAACTGAATTCTCAGGAGAAATATGATGAATTCATCCGGTTGAAACAAGAAGTCATAAAATCCCAGAGGGCATATCAAGCCACAACTTCTCAATCCAACAAATCTCAGTTTGTGAAACCAACCGGTGATTTCTCAAGATACTTTAAAGCTGAGACAAATTGGAAAGGAGGAGCTGGTTATAAATTACACATGGATTCCACTCCTGATATAATGGAATTGATTGAAAACCTAAAGAGTGTTGTCAAACCTTTAAAGATCAATTTAGACAAACCTGTAAATGACTTCGAATGTGAGTTTTTCAAGGTTCTGAAAGATCAAGCACTTGATGAATACACTAAGCAACTCAACACCTTAACAACAACTGCACTGTTTAACAACTCGGTGTTTCTGTCTAGATTGGCATACACTCTTATGGCTCTTTCTAATAAAAATTTCACAGGGGACAAATTTGCTTTGGACAATTTAGGTCTTACTGATGTTGTTTTAATTGTTAAAGGTGGTAAAAAAATAACTTCAACAAGAAAAACAAAAATATTCAAATTGATTTACCCCGCTCATGATCAGTTAGAGGACTGGAATCCATCTGTATTCTATTCGCAGGGTAATAAATTCGATGAAACACCTTGGATGCAGCTTCATCAAGAAACATTGGCTGACATGATCTCTGCTCCTTATAAAATTGCTGCAAATTATTTCTACATTAGTGATCATTGCAATTCATCTGATACGCTTGATGTCATAGGAATGCCTAGCCTTCTCATGTTTCATAACCGAAGGAAGACAGAAATTATGCTTCATAACACCAGATATCTGTGTGTTAATCCTATGGCAGAATTTTCACAGCTGGATAAAATGATAGAAGAATTTGGTGGTCCAAGTTATACAGCATTTGATCATGCGATTAGAAATGGACTAGTTGACAATTACTTGGAATACTTTAGATCTATAAGGAATTGGGCCTCTCTTAAGAACAATGAGTCTTTTGGTGTAATAGATGTTAAACATCCATATTTGAATAGAATTATAAAAAACAAATATGACTTCACTTATATAATATATAGCACTTATATGATGTCGAAGGGTCATTATGATCAATCAGTTGAACAAGTTAACAACCTTCAATCAATTGTCGAGACTTATGCTATGTATGATAAGTCACATGACCACACATATGACATCTTTGATCAAACCCAAATCGATAAAATAAAAAAAGATGATTTTGCTTTTAGCCCCATAGTGGCATATAATACTGGTAAGGTTATATCTGCCGAACTTAAGGCAAGACATGCAGTTAACCATATAAATATAAAATGGTCTAGCTTGCTAAATGATCCAATTGACAACATGGCAAACAACAGAGGGTTAAGAGATCAAGGGAATAGTTTCTTTGGTCACAAGGGTTACTTTGTGATATATAAGAAAATATTTGAAGAACAGAAAGGACTCCTTGGTGAATTCCTAAAGATACAGGACGAGAAAGAAGCACATAAATTTTTGAAGGAGGCTAATATAACTTTTGAAAAAGAACAAGGCAGTAAACCTCTGGAAAAAGTTGTGTTTCACGTTGTTGATAAGTCACAGCGCGGAGGAGGACGCGAAATCTATGTCATGGATTACACAACAAAAATATATCAACAACCTATTGAGAAATTGTTCAAGTTTATATGTGAGTTTGTAGACAATGAAATAATAAGTGTCCCTTCAGCTCAAAGAGCTGGTTTGATTCACAAGAAATGTTTTGAATACACAAATGAGAAATATACAACATACTATCTGACTTATGACTGCAGAAAATGGGCACCTAGGAGCAACACACTTAAGTATTTGTACATGATTTTAGGTATGAGGGACGTTCTCCCAGAAGATTTTATACATTCGGTCGTATATTATTTTGCAAAACATTCAAACAAGCAGATATCGACAAGAAGTCAGATATTGCAAAAATTTATGTCTAAACAAAAAAATCAGCAGTACAAAGATGTGTTCACTACTGTTGAATCAGAGAGTAGAAGCTATTTTATCATGCCGTTCAGCTTTGTAATGGGGATATTTAACATGTTGAGTAGTTTACTGCATGCCGGGTCACAGAAGTACTTCAAATACCTCCTTGAACGAGATATTCTAAGAACAGGTATCAGAGTGGATCTCGATATGTATGCACATTCAGATGACAGTGGAGGAAGGATTTCCATAGAGGGGGATAAAAGCATCAAAAGTATAATTGGGAAGTATGAATTTATGATGAAAACGTTGAATCATTTAATGTCTGTGAAAAAATGTTCAACTTCTAAAGTTTACTTTGAGCTTCTATCCATTTTGTATTTAAACTCAGAGCTGTTGCCATTATTGCCTAAATTTCTCGGTAACATAAAGTTAAATTTCTCTGGGAAAGGCTTATCAACTGACTTTAAAACAATAATCAGCAAGTCGATTGAACTACAAATGAACGGTGCCACAGCAACACAAGCGTATAAAATACAAATACTCTTGAGCAACATGTATAGAAATTTCTACCGAGTGCATTTAGACACACAGATTCCTGCATTCGGTGGGTTTGCAAACAGCTGGCCTACATTGTACATGATTTATGGAGCAGCTGTTGATGAGATTAGATCAAGTATTCACAATTATGATCTTTACGGACGCATTATGTCTTTTTGTACTGAGAATCTTGATTTTGAGGTGACAGATGGCACCATTAGCTTAAAATATCAAAATGTTTTGAGATCTCCTAAAGCTTATAAAGATTTCAAGTCAAATCTTGCATTACCTGAATTCGATGATAATCAATGGTTCTTTGAGCAAAATAAGACTAGAAGTACATTATGCAACCTCCTTTGGTTCCGTGCAATGCTAGAGTCCAATGATTTCCAAGTGGCTGTTCTCAATGTTAATGAGATCAGGAGAGCTTATGATTCTCTATACATGGCAAGTGGCACTAAGATCTTAGGTAAATCAGCAGTATACTCTATTAATAGATTGTTGAATGAGATAATTTCAACGGACATAAGGAAGACTGGTTATGAACAAGTTCTTAATACTATGTATTCTAATCTAAGGAGCTTTTATTCATTCCTTAATGACTTAGATCCAGTTATCTTAAAGCCCAAGATGGAAATGTCAGCTAAGCCATGTACTTTAAGTCTAAATCAATTTGTGCAAGCACCAATTTCTGAATATCACAGTCTATCTCTAGCAGTACAGATGTGTAGGCCTGATTTGAACAAATACCTTTTCAGTAATAAAAGATATGGTGATGAGCTTGAGAATATGAGAGATTTCCTTGTGAATCTGAAGATACCTATGGATATGGTCAATGTTAAGAGGTTTTTAGATTTTATGAATAAAGTGAGGAACAATGTTATTAATTTTTATGCTCCTATACAATCTACCAGGAGAGCACTTGTTGGCAACGAAGGTATCTTTGAATTGGTCCAAGCTGCATTCCACAATACTCTTAAAATCAACAATTCATATGGTAAGTTCATGAATATTGGCAAAATGATGTCAAGTGAAGATAATAAGCTGAACATGGCTGTTAATGCATATTATTTCTATCTGGTCTTTAATAGAACAAATGATGATGACCTTGCTGTTATACCTGTTAACCCTAAGTTGGGAGTCGGTACTGTGAATAATATTCCTAAATTAATCCAACGTAGCTTAACAGATAAAGGCACCCTTGCTTTCTTGAGGCTAATAGAAAGTTTCGAGCCCAAACCGATAGTTCTAGATTCATTAAACAATTGGGCTTATTGGAAAAAAAGGCAAGGGAGGGTTGGCGACTCATGGGTTGGTAAAGGCATACTGACTGTGAAAATGTCAGGGGTCTACCTGCAATTAACTGTGGTGAATAACTTAATTACTGAAGTAAGACACAACAAGAAACAGCCGTTAGTTTTTGACGACTACAGTATGAAGTTCTTTAGCAACTTATGTAGATCTTGCAACATAAATTATCTTTTTCCGATAGAGCTCAAGAACAGAGAGCTGATATTTGGGATATCCACAGATGGAGTCTTAGGGTTGCACACAGGTAACAATATCATGATGGGAATCCAAGAGACGATTGTGGATTTGACAATAGACCATAGTGTCTTTCTACAAAGGAAAATCCATAATTACAACAATGGAAAACATTACATAGAAATTTCCCATGTTAACCACCATCTATATACACTTGATGAGCTTATTTTCCAGAAAAATAAAAACAACCTATTTGACATCGTTGACTGGGATAACATACCTGAATCATCAAAGAGTAGGTTTATTAAAACAATCTTCTCAGGAGATTTCGGATCTATAGACAACATAGAATATGACAAGAATGAGCTCATCAGCAGGTTTTTATCAACGGATCTGTACAAGCTTTTTTATCACAACAAAAAGCTCAACATAAATATAAATCAGGCCTTCTGGGATGATATATTAAATCATTTAACATATAGTGAAGATATATTCCCTACACTATATGAGAATTTAGGACTAGAAGAGTTGAGTAAAATACTTCCAAAGAATAAAAAAGATAGTGTGGCCTTACACATATTTTATGACACATCAGATCCAGAACTTATGATATTCAGGCGGAAGTTGTACGGAATAGAAGATAATGAAGAAAGACAAGCTTATATTCAAAAAACTGTTCTATCTATGAAAGATGAAACAGGCCTTGTAACACTTCCAGAAATCGGTGATCCAGAAGAGTTCAAGAAATTTAAATATAACAAACTGTCATCAAGTCAATGCTTTGCAGTGATTAATGTTGTTTGCAAGGGATTATTCAGCGGATTTCTAGCACTTTCTGAACTGGCAAGAACCGAATTAGTTGCTATTTACCCAAATGTGTTGAAGGAAGAAGCTTTGTTGTATATGTTTTACAAAAAAGTCTTTGATAATGATATGGCCACCAGAGACTACAAAGCTTTAACTGTAGATCAGATATTTGTTCACAAATTGACTGACTTGATCTTCACAGAGAAAGCTGCCTTTGTGGATTTTGCCAGAGAGTTTAGAGGTTCTATCTGCAAAAATGTACCTAGACACCCATTGTATGAAACAGAATGGCAGGTACTGATTGCAAACTTGTTTAAAGCTGTCAATTGCAGATATTGGGTTAAACATATTGATTTTGTTCCAGCCTCTGTGATAAGAGTACACAATAGGGTTAAATATAATGAAACTTGGTTCACTAAAATTGAACCTCCAGAGATTTATGTAGAACATCCGTTGATTCCTCCATCGTTGAAGATCAACATTGAAACTCCAGACATAACTTCATACCTCATGGAACCAAAAATCAGGAAAAGAATAGCCAGGATAACCAAAGACAATGACTGTGATAGATTCGTGTGGATTTATGAGATGTGCAAGGAACTAAGAATAGATCTAGAAGGCCTTTACGACGACATAGAAATGGAAGAGGAAATCGTGTATAAAAGAAAGAAAGAAAGTATGAAAGTTTTGCCACGTATGAACATAACGGAATTATGTTACTGGGCAAATCATCATATATCAAACAACAATCTTGCTATATTAACAGACTTGTACTCACCAGGATTCGATAAAGTTCAAGTGACAATAAACAACGGTAGAGGTAATAACGAAATATTTTTTATATACAATTTCGACAGGAATAATAAATCAGTGCCCTATACTTCTGAGAATCGAATTTGGCGTAATTACTTTAATGAATTCATAGAACTTTATGAAGATATTCAAGAATTCAAGCTTCCCTTTGAGATCGAAGCTGACACAAAAACGATCAAAGTTGATTTTGATGAACCCGTTAATGTAGAAATGATCAGGACTAAAGTCAACATTGAGAATAATGAAACATACAATGATGATCTAGTTGAAATGCTAAAAACAGATTTCAATATAGATGAAGACACAGAGAAAATCTGTAGAGAGATATGCAAAAACAACAAGCTGAGTGCAATAGGAAAATTTCAACGAATTGTGATTGCAGTAAGGAAAAACATTGTAGGTGATCAAAAAGATGTTGACCTCGACAAACTGATCAGAGATGTTTTTTTCAAAGCAAAAAATCAAGGACTGGACCTGAGCTCAGGAGTAAGCAGGAAAATAGACATAAGCAAAACAACTAGGAAACCCAACACATTGATACATCAATTAACAACTTACAAAAAAGAATTTATACAAGGGAATGCAATACTTAATTCACGTTGGGGTGAATTATTGACAGAGCACGTTAAACTAACCGAAGGCATAAAAACCCATTTACTGACTAACATGCAGTTTATTGCAAAACAACTCAAAAATCTTAAAATGAAAAATGAACTTGCCACTATACAATATATAATGGATGTTGTTAAAGGTGCAAAAACTGGAGATATGAATCGTGAATCTAAACAATTCGATGAAGAAGTGAGAGTTCTCATGACTGAAATTTTAGCTAGAATCAACGATGACACAACGGAAAATGATCTGTCAGAGCCAGAGTATTCTGCTGTTGACTTCAGTGTCAGGGTTAAAAAATAAACAGATTGATTGTTAATCAGCATTAAATGTTAAGTTGTAAAATAAAATAAAGTTTCATAGAATGAATCGATT